AACTCTAATAATACACCTAGAGGAATGCAGAAAATGGAATCAAACACTCCGTTATTTAATCACGAAGTAGGTCACTCAGGAAATACTAAGGTTGAGAGGGAAACAAAAACTACGAAAAGCTACACGCCTGGAAATTTACAAAACGTGACCTCAACTACTGGTTCTAAGTGTAACCCTAATAGCGCGTCAGCCGACGCGTGGTACGATAAAAGACTTGACACCCTACTTGATCATTTTAAAAAAGAAGATGGAAGTATAGACAGGGGTAAAGGTTATAAAAAACTTAAGGAATATCAAAAGTTTAGAAATGGATATAAAAAAAGAAAGGGAATTAATAAATCAACTAATCTTAATCCTTGTAAGAACACGCAGCTTTTTGAACAATGGATTAGAATAGAAGGAAAAACTGATCCTGAATTTGCTTATAATTATATGGATAGTTTTTATGAAAAATATAAACCAAAGAAACATGATGAATGGAAAGAAATAAATAAAGGTTTATTAACTACCATTATAGAACAAAGAGATATAACTACAACCACTAACAAAAATCAAAGACCTGGGTATGAAGAAAGATGGGAAGAGATTGTTGAAGATGATGGCACGTACAAAGGAATGAATTTTGAAGAATGGAAAGAAGAATCAATACAGTACAACATAGACAATCCTCCTAGTAGTAGTACAAGTACAGATAGAAACGTTGGAGACTGGGAAATTGTTAGTGAAACAACGGAAGAAAAATAAACAATGTCAAAAAAGAAATTTAAAGATACTACGGTAGGTCAATTGTTATTTGGTGCTGCTTCTGTAATAAACCCTACATTAGGAAATGTATTACAAGGAGTAACTTCTCCTAAAGAAGCTATAGCTGAAATAATAAAATCAGATGCTCCTGCAGATGATAAGATAAAATTACAACAAATAATATACGAACAACAGAATAAAGAAATAGAAGCTATAACATCAAGATGGGAAGCAGATTCTATGTCTGATTCTTGGATGTCAAAAAATGTACGTCCATTAGTTTTAGTATGGTGTATTGTTGTATTTTCTTTTGCGGGTATACTAGATAGTGTAGAAACAATACCTTTTCATATAAATGAATTATGGAACGATACTTTTGAGAAAGTTATGATGGCTGTTGTTCTAGCTTATTTCGGTGGTCGAAGTAGTGAAAAGGTTACAAGCATATTCAAAGGGTAAATATAGATAAAAATAAGTGATTATATCTATAGAAGTATTAAATTAAATTAATTAAAATTAAATAAAATGAGTGAAGAAGTTAAAAAAATAACAGAAAAAGAATTTGAAACAGTAAAAGATTTTCAAACAAAATTAAACAATATAGTATTTAATATTGGATTAGTAGAATCTCAAAAACACGGTTTTTTACATGAGTTAGCTGGTGTTAATCAAGATCAAGAAGAATTCAAAAAAGAATTAGAAAATAATTACGGTTCAATAAATATAAATTTAGAAGACGGTTCTTACACAGATGTTGTAGCAGAAGAAAAAGAAGAAAATGAGTAGTGTAATACGTAAAATTAGCATTGGTGCTGATTATAAAAATAATGCCATGCATTATTCAGTGGGTCAAGAAGTATATGGTAATCATATAATTTCTCATATTTTATTTGAAGAGAAAGATAATTCATATAATATTCATATAAAGAAAAGTGGCGAAATATTACCTTGGAAAAAATTTAACTCACAAATGGCTATTTCTATTGAATACGATTTAGAGTATTAATGAGAAGTTTATATGATTTTATTATAGAACCTATAGGTGATAGGTATGCTAATAGTAAAAAAGTAGGTAAAAAAGATTTAATTTTAAATACAAAAGTTGAATCTTGGAAATTTGTAAATAGGTTGGCAAAAGTAATTGAAACACCAATTGCTTTTTCTACACCTATTAAAAAAGGAGATATTATTATTGTTCATCAAAACATATTTAGAAGATTCTATGATATGAAAGGTATACAAAAAAATAGTAGATCTTATTTTAAAGATAATATGTATTTTGCAGGTATGGATCAAATATACTTATACAAAAATAAAGATACATGGAAGTCTTTTGGTGAAAGATGTTTTATAAAACCATTAAAAAATTCTGATTCTTTAAAGAATAGAAAAGAAGATCCTTATATTGGGTTGTTAAAAATTGGTAATAATTCATTAGAAGCATCTAAAATTAACCCAGGTGATATGGTAGGTTTTAAACCAGGTGCTGAATGGGAGTTTTTTATAGATGAAGAACGCCTTTATTGTATGAAATCAAATGATATTGTAATTAAGTATGGAGATAAAGAAAATAAAAAAGAATATAATCCAAGCTGGGCATGTGGCAGTTGAAGAACTGATTAAAGTTGCTAAAGAACCGATTATAGATTTTGGACCAGATATTTCCGCAGACAGATTAAAAAACGCTGCAGCTACAAAAAAACTAGCTATATTTGATGCTTTTGAAATTTTATCAAAAATAAATGAAGAAGAAAATATCATAGAAGGTAGAGTTGAACAAGAGAATAAAAAACCTAAAGAATTTAAAGGTTTTGCTGAAGGAAGATCTAAGTAATGCATAATCAATCTCTATATAAAATATTAAAAGATCACATTAAACCTAAAATTATTAAAAAAAATAATAGGTATAAAAAATGGGATTATGGATATAACATAGAACATGATGTAATAGTTATATCTAGAACAGGTGAAATAGGTGATGTATATGAAATACAAAATCTAAAAATAGCTTTACCTAAAGAAAAAGATACTTTTAAATTTAAATCAGATAAATTTGAATATCAACCTTTACCTAAAGAATTAAAAAGAATTAAAACTATTTTTGATTGGGAAGAATATGATTTAGATTTTAAAGAAACATGGTACGATTATATTGATAAAGAATTTACCCGTAGAGAACAAGGTTTTTGGTTCTATAACAAAGGTAATTCTACTTACATTACAGGTACTCATTACATGTATTTACAGTGGAGTAAAATTGATGTTGGTAAACCAGATTTTAGAGAAGCAAATAGATTATTTTTTATATTCTGGGAAGCTTGTAAAGCTGATGATAGATGTTATGGAATGTGTTACCTTAAAAACCGTAGATCAGGGTTTTCATTTATGGCTTCAGGTGAAACAGTTAATCAAGCAACAATATCTTCTGATAGTAGATATGGTATATTATCAAAATCAGGTCCTGATGCTAAAACAATGTTCACAGATAAAGTTGTTCCAATATCAGTAAACTATCCTTTTTTCTTTAAGCCAATTCAAGATGGTATGGATAGACCTAAAACAGAATTAGCTTATAGAGTACCAGCTAGTAAATTTACAAGACGTAAACTTACACAAAATGAAACACTTCCAGAATTACAAGGATTAGATACAACTATTGATTGGAAAAATACTGGAGATAATAGTTATGACGGTGAAAAGTTAAAATTATTAGTACATGATGAATCTGGTAAATGGGAAAGACCAAACAATATATTAAACAATTGGAGAGTTACTAAAACCTGTTTACGATTAGGTAGTAGAATTATTGGTAAATGTATGATGGGTTCAACATCAAACGCTTTAGATAAAGGTGGTAGTAATTTTAAAAAATTATATAATGATTCAGACGTCACACAAAGAAACCGCAACGGACAGACTCGTTCGGGACTCTATAGTTTGTTCATACCTATGGAGTGGAACTACGAGGGATACATTGATTCTTATGGAATACCTGTATTTGAAACACCGAAAGATTTAATTAAAGGACCACAAGGAGTTCCTATAACATTAGGCGTAGTTGATTATTGGCAAAATGAAGTTGATGGTTTAAAACAAGATCAAGATGCTTTAAATGAATTTTATAGACAATTTCCAAGAACAACTGAACATGCTTTTAGAGATGAAGCAAAATCATCATTGTTTAATTTAACAAAAATCTATGAGCAAATAGACTGGAATGAAGATATTAAAAACTCAGCAATTATAACACAAGGAAGTTTTCAATGGATAGGAGGAATAAAAGATACTGAAGTAGTTTTTAGTCCAAGTAAAACCGGAAGATTTTTTATTTCATGGGTTCCACCTAAAAGATTACAAAATAATGTAATAAATAAACTAGGCATTAAATATCCTGGAAATGAAACACTTGGAGCATTTGGATGTGATCCTTATGATATATCTGGTACTGTAGATAAAAGAGGTTCTAAAGGATCTCTTCATGGTTTAACTAAATTTAGCATGGAAGATGTTCCACCTAATCATTTCTTTTTAGAATATATAGCAAGACCACAAACAGCAGAAATATTTTTTGAAGATGTTCTTATGGCTTGTATATTTTATGGAATGCCAATACTTGCTGAAAACAACAAACCAAGATTATTATATCATTTTAAACGTAGAGGTTACAGAGGTTTTGCAATGAATAGACCTGATAAAATATATAATAAATTATCAGTAACAGAAAGAGAAATAGGTGGAATACCTAATTCAAGTGAAGATGTTAAACAAGCTCATGCTTCTGCGATAGAAAGTTATATTGAAAACTATGTAGGATTAAGATCAGATAATACACATGGTGATACTTATTTTCAACGCACATTAAATGATTGGAGTAGATTTGATATAAATAATAGAACCACTCATGATGCTTCTATTAGTTCAGGACTTGCTTTAATGGCTTGTAATAAAAATAAATATAGACCTATTCCAAAAATAGTTAGACAGAGTTACAATTTAGGAATTAAAAAATATGATAATAGAGGTTCTTTATCAAAAATAATAAAATAAATGAAGAGTATATACACTAACGGTAGTAGTATTTTCCCTAGCCAAGTGGTTAGCGACGCGGAAAAAGCAAGCTTTGAATATGGCGAGCAAGTGGCTCAAGCTATAGAGCAGGAGTGGTTTTCTCAGGGAAGAACTAATGGTAATAGGTATTTAACTACTTGGAATAACTACAATAGATTAAGGTTGTACGCAAGAGGTGAACAACCTACTCAAAAATATAAAGATGAATTATCTATTAATGGTGATTTATCTTATTTAAATTTAGATTGGAAACCAGTTCCTATTATTTCTAAATTTGTAGATATATTAACAAATGGTATATCTAATAAAGATTATGATGTTAATGCTTTTGCTCAAGATCCTGCATCAGTAGAAAAAAGAACTAACTATGCAGAGATGCTAGCGCAAGATATGTTTGCTAGAGATGTAATGAAAAGAATAACTAGTACTCTAGGTTCTAATCTATTTAATACAGATATACCAGAAGATAAAATGCCTGAAAATGCAGAAGAGTTAGAATTACACATGCAGTTGTCTTATAAGCAGGGTATAGAAATAGCAGAAGAAGAAGCTATCAATCAAGTATTAGATATAAATAGATGGGATTTAATTAGAAGAAGAATAAATTATGATCTAGTTACTTGTGGTATAGGTGCTGTAAAAACAAACTTCAATACTTCAAATGGTATAACTATTGATTATGTTGATCCTGCTAACTTAGTATATTCTTACACGGAAGATCCAAATTTTGAAGACATATATTATGTTGGTGAATATAAAATGGTTACTTTACCCGAAATTGCTAAACAGTTTCCAAACCTATCAGATAGTGAATTAAAAAAAATTCAAGAATACCAAGGTAATAGAACATACATGTATGGGTATGGTAATGGACCAAATGATCAAAATACTATACCAGTTTTATATTTTGAATATAAAACATATATGGATCAGGTTTTTAAGATAAAACAAACAGAACAAGGGTTAGTTAAAGCTATTGAAAAACCAGATACATTTAATCCACCTGAAAATGAAAACTTTGAAAGAGTTGGTAGAACTATAGAAGTTTTATACAAAGGTGTTAAGGTTTTAGGAACTGATATGTTGTTAAAATGGGAGATGTGTAAAAACATGACAAGACCTTTTGCGGATACAACTAAAGTAGAAATGAATTATGCTATATGTGCACCAAGAATGTACAAAGGACGTATTGATTCTACAGTTAGTAGAATTACTGGGTTTGCGGATATGATTCAAATAACTCATTTAAAACTTCAACAAGTAATTGCTAGAATGGTTCCAGATGGTGTTTTCTTAGACATGGACGGTTTAGCAGAGGTTGATCTTGGAAATGGTACTAATTATAATCCACAGGAAGCTTTGAATATGTATTTTCAAACTGGTTCTGTTGTAGGTAGATCACTTACTCAAGATGGTGAATTAAATAGAGGTAAAGTTCCAGTACAAGAATTAAGTAGCGGATCTGGTCAGGCGAAAATACAAAGTTTAATATCTACATATAATTATTATTTACAAATGATAAGAGATGTGACGGGATTAAACGAAGCAAGAGACGGAAGTATACAAGATAGTAATACACTAGTTGGATTACAAAAACTTGCAGCTCAAGCATCTAATATAGCTACTAAGCATATAAACAATGCTAGTTTATTTTTAACATTAAGAATGTGTGAAAATATTTCTAAAAAAATAAAAGATATGT